TTTCCATCTAGCTAAAATAGCATCTACTATTTCATTTCTAGTATCATCATCTTTTAATTGATTTTGATATATTTCAAATATTGGGTTATTTTTATATTCTTCACTAGTAAATTCATCAAATAAACTATTAGGATTTTTATTATTAGCTAATAAATTTAACCATTCTAAAGCTTTAGCCTCATCACCAATAGCTCTCATCATATGAAACCCATTTGATATATGTAATGCTTTAGTAGAATCTGTAATATTTTTCATATGAACTTTATCTGATCTTGTTTCTTTAGATCCTTTCTCAACTAATAATTTAAAATCTGCACGAGATTGTTCATTAACAGTTAATAAAGCTTTAGTAGTTTTATCGTTAATACCAGTTATAGCTAAATTAAGTTCAGGTATGTCAGCTGCTGTACTTATTGCAAATTCAGCATTAGTATTGTTATCTTTCCATATTTTAGCATTATTAAATTCAAAAATAGCTTCATCTTTACTAATTCTGTTATTAGTAGAATTTAAAACTAAATTAGTTGATGCACCTGATAACATAGCATTAGCTTGTATTTTGTATGCAGGTGGTACTTTTTGTAATAATTCTTTACTGTAAGTATCTACAGCTTGTTTTGTTAAATCAGGATCATTTTTAAGTTTTTCATCATTAGCTACTTCTAAAAAATAATCTCTAGTTTTAATTTGAAAATCTTGAAAATAATTAGCTTGAGCTGTTGCTGCGTGTTCTTTTTGCATTCTATTTAATGTTGGTGCAAATGAATCTACAGCTACACTAAAATTGCTTTTAGCTTTTACATAAGGAACATTACTATCTAATATTTGTATTTTTACTTTTTCTTTACCTGTATCTAATGCCATAATTATAAAACTCCAAAAAAAAATATTATTAAAATATTACCCATAAGTATCCTTTTTATATTTGGCTTCTACCCCAGCACTTGCTATAGATAGCCATCCACCAAATTGTTCTTGTTTACGTTCTGATTTTCTTAAATTTTGAGCTATTGAATATTCATTAATTTGATTTTTTACATTTAATCTAATTCTTGCGATGTCTTTATCTGCTTTAATTTTATTTTGATCTTGAACATTTAAAAATCCTCTACTGTCATCTGAATAACCTGCACCTGCAGCTACAGCTAAGTTATGTGCATGTGACATTCTAAGATCATCAAGTCTATCTTCTTCTTCTTGTGCAGCTCTTTCTGCTGCAAGTTTTTTTCTATGTTCAAATTGTTGTTGTTCTATTTTAGATTGCTTTTTAGATTCTTTGATGTCAAAGAAAGTTTTACCTATTGATATTAATGTTAATGGATCAGCACTCATTACGCAAAAACTACCTCCACACTCATACCCAAGATTTTCATTGGTAAAGGATCATCTTGAGAAATTGTTATTGTTGGACTTTTATTGTAACCTAAAAAGAAAAACTCTTTCTTTTCTGTTACTGGAACTAGGTCAGAGCCACCTGAAAAACCTACTTGTTGTACTACTAAAGATTTAGAGGTGCTGTCTGCAGCTTTAACAGTCATATCTAAAGTTGAGTTTAAATCAATAATGGCTCTTGATATTCTTCTTGGAAGACCTGTTAATGGGCCTTCAGGTAATTCTTTATCTATCGGCATAGTTTCAACAGTAGGAATAAAATTAAATCCTACTTTTAAAGCTGTTGCTTTAGGTGCATTAGTTAATGTGATTGTGTCCGAACCCGATACAGTAAATGATCCAATTGAACTATTACCCTCAACTACATTAATAGACTCGTTTGTATAAATTCCATTTACTGAATGTAAAAAACCTTTGGTTAAAGTAATTACAGCATTATCTGCTGGAGATGCTGCTAAATTTCTATCTAGTGTTAAAGTATAAGTGTTGCTTCCATTATCAACAAGTGAAGATATTGTATATTCCGTTGCATTACCTGCTATTGTAAATGTTTCATTTACTTTAGGAGAAGAAGTAAAACCATCTGTAATTAAAACATTTCCAGACGTAGATTGAGATGCACCTTTAACTAAAGGTGTTCCTCTTTGAGATAATGTAGAAGTTGTTTGGCAATCAAGTGTTGTACTATCATCATCTGCAAATTTTTCTAATGTATAAACAGTAGAACCATTTAATGATCTTTTACCAATAGTAATTAAATTTTCGTTAAGGGCAGAAATTGAGTAAAAAGTATCTCCTGATCTTGTTGACCATTGTACCCACCCTGCTATTTTTTCATCTCTTACGGAATGAAATACAGATAACTTACCTACGTGTGTTGTTCCACTATTTAAGAAAAAAGCATATTGTTCTGGTCTTGTACTATTACCTTTTAGAATAGCTATTTCTTTTGGGCTATCTATTAAATGTCCAGCAAGAATAGAAACTGAAGTTGATTTATATCCATCTTCTAAATCAGAATAAACAAATTCTCTAATTGTTTTACCATTCTTTTGACAGAACCCTGCTGCTTGGTCAAACATTTTAGGAGCTGTTCTAGAAATTCCATATGGTGATTGTCGTTTAATACTTATGTTAGCTGTTGTAATAGTATTATCAGAAGCAACTGGTACATAATATTCACCACCATCTGTAAAGATTTGTAAGTCTTTACCTGATAACATATGTCTAACTTCATTAACTTGGTCGCCTGATATATCTATATCTATAGCATCTGCTGAGTCTGCGTCATCAACATCAAAATTAAAATACTCAGATATTTTAGATGCAATTACGTTTGCAGGTTTAGAATATAATCCACCAAACCATAATCTATTTGCATGAAATGTAACTGCTTGAGGATATTTTCTATGAGTTGATATTGCTGTTTCATCCCAATCTGTAGTTGCGTCTGTATTAGCTAATGTTTCTCGTATATTTCCTACAACTACTGTTGTGCTAGATCTTGAAACAATATCAATTTCCTTTTTACCAATACGAATAGTTTTACCTGCCCAATTAGCATCAGAATCAAATATAGCTGTTGATGCAGTTATATTGACATTTGAACCTGATGTTGCTGCAGGAGTTAAAGTTACTGCACTACCTTCGTATTTATAATAAGGTTGGTATCTTGGATAACCAGTTGAATGAGTTGCAAACTCAAAAGCATTAACAGTAAATGAAGATGCTGAAGCTCTAAATATTTTTCTAATTGGATTTTCTCTATGAGTTACAAAAATTGTATCTCCAAATTGAGCAAAGTTTAATTCAAATAATTGAGCTGTTGTCCAATTGCAATTAGTTGTATAGTTTGACGTTAAAGCTGAACCAGATGTATTATATACATCCATTCTTTGATTAGATAATACAATAATAGCTACTTCATCGTCAGAAAATATAAATGGAATAATTCTAGATTCTGCTGCAAGTGTTGCTAAATAAGAAGTACCTGGTCTTCTCATTAAACCACCTTCAGCTAATAATGCAAAATTTTTACATTCTTTAGCACCTTGAAAATATGAACCAACATCTGTTCTATTTACTAATAAAGGACTAAGCTCACCAGAAGAAAAATTAGTAATTACTGTTCTTAATGTTCTTCCCATTAAACATCCGTTCTTGTGGATTTTCTTAAATTAAGAAATCTATTCGTATCTAAAACTTTTGTAGTGGTTTCTTGAGAGTCTATGTTTTTAGCTACAAGAAATTGTCTTTCAGCTAATTCTTTAAACTGTTTAATCATTGCTGAATCTCTAGCAACAGAACCTGCAAATACAGCAGCTAATTCGTATTCTAATGCTAATCTAAAATGTGGTGGAAAATAAGATTCATCAACTTTGTAAATGTAATCCATAATAAGTGAACTTGATGAACCATAACCATTTACATAAATATAATCTTGGTATCTTGAATAAGGTATAACGTAATCGTTTACTGTTACTGAAATTATTTGCAGTACTTCAGGACTTGTTGGTATCTGATATGCATAATCATATCTTCCTGTTGGTGTAGTACTTAATAATGATAATGAACCTTGTGTTGTAGCAAATCTCCATCTGTGTCTTGTTAGAGATGCTTCACATATGTCTGTATAAATATTTGATGCAACTAATGCTTCAGTACTTCCATCTGAAAAAGATGATATAGGTTGTGCACCTATCATCACAAGAGCTCTTGCACATATGTCTATACTTGTTGTTGCCATAATTTAAAAAAAAACTTGGGGGAAATACCTCTCGGCAGGATCCCCCAAATTTATATTGTATTAAGCTAAGATAACTGTATTAAGGTTTGTTCCACCGTCATTTACAGATACTATTAAAATATCTACAACTGCGTTTGAACCACCACTGTTTACAATTATAATGTCTCCAGCTGTTAACTCTCTGTATGATAAGATGAAGTAATCATCGTTATCAATATCTCCTATTGCATCACCGTCAGTATAGTACCACATTGAATTTGATGGGCCCATCTGTGCGATTTTTTTAACAGGATTGTCTATTGCGTAAGCCATATATTTATTCTCCTATTATTATTATTCGGCACACAACTGCACTCTTGCAGCATCGCCATCTATTTCAACAGCTCCTAACGAAATCATTGAAGTGATTAAGTGAGAAACTTTTTCTGGTACATAGTTAACTTCAGTTTTAACATCAGTTCCAACTCCTAAACCTAAAGCAGATTTATGGAATGCTAATGTTTGTCTGTCGGTAGCTACTGTTAATCCAGAGTGTACGAAAAACAAGAAGCCCATCCATCTTTTAGCAGTCATGCCATTAGCGAATGGTAATTGTTCTGGTCCTACATATTCTACTCTAGAAAACTGATCTACTGATAATAGATCTGACCATTGTTTAGGCCCAACTGCCCAGTACCTTTGATTATCATCTGGAACATCATTCGTATTGAATGTTTCCATCATGTTTTTTGCTTTAATCAAAGACATACCAGTTGCTGAACTGTTTACATTGTTTGCGATTGACGTTGCACCTTTTAATACATCAATGATTACGTCATCAGTTTTTCTTCCTAATGCGTAAGCAGCTGATTGTGCGATTACTTGCCTTTCGTCAATGTTGATTTTTAACTCATCTAACTTGTCAACGTAATCTGCTGCGTAATAATCAGTTAGTGTAGCACTCACATTAGTATGTGAAAGATCCATAGCAACTACTTCAGCATGTCTTGCTTTAGTGTTTGCAGATCCTTTTGCTACTTTCTGAAATTTAACAGAACTACCATTAACATTGTTAACTGTTCTAACAAGGTTCTTAAGTTTGCTTCCCATTCTTTGGTAAGCCATATGAACTTCTGCTTCGAACTGAGTTATAAAGGCATTATTTATTGAACTTGCCATTATAGTGTCCTTTTGTTAATTGTTAATTTACCGATTATCTTTTTAATGCAGGGGATCGTTATCCAAGAAGGGCAATCATTGAACATTCTAAAGGTCTTGTTTTTAGAAATATTCTAATTAACATATACTTGGCAACGCACATTAAATCCAATGTTTAGGAATGGTAATTACTTCTCCGTATTCGACTTCTCCATTGTCATCTTCTGAATAAGTACCAAACAAAGTAATAAAAGCATCTGTTTCTTTATAAATCCAAAATTCGCCTGTTGTGCAAGTAACTGGTTTAGCAGCTTCCATTTGTTTAACAGATAACCAACCTGTTTGACTTACACAATCAAGCCACTTAAGAGGCTTTTTAAGCCTTTTATATTTTAAATTAATTTTGTCCTTTAAAGGCTTTTTCATACAACTCCGTTACTCGTTTAACATAACTAGAATCTCTCCTTGAACTATCCCAGTATCTAGGATCATTTAGCATTGACTTTAAATCATCCTGAGTTGCTTGTGCATCAATAGCTGTATTAGATGTGGGCATAGTAGAATCTTTAGTGAGTTTCATTAACTCCTCTACTACTTTTACACCATCAGCTGTAATAGCAATATTTTCAATTGTATTATAAGCTTCTGCACTTAAATGTTTTTTAGACCACATAGATGCAGCTTCTATTCTTTCTTTACCATTATCTCCTAGTTTTTGTTTTTCTAATTCTGGATTAGGTAAATCAGCTACAGCATTATTAACAAACTCTTTTACACCATCATCATATTGTTCTTGAGATAGACCTGCTTCTTTTGCAGTTTTACCCCACCATTGAACTATAGGCATATCTTCATTAATTGTTAATTTAGTATTTTCTATTTCAGGAACATTAAGTTTATAACTTTCAGGAACATTTTTTAGCTTTTCAGCTTCAATATCTGTTCTAATTTGTTTAGTTAAATCTTCTGTTCTTGATCCTAATTTAGCTTCTAGTGAATTATAACTTGATGCTAAATTTTCTATGTTAACTTGATTGGACTCTGTATTCCAAAATTTATCCTGAACATACTCAGGTTTAGT